ACAGCAGGCACTTACAATGGTGTGAAATTCTTCCAAGACAAACACACCAACAGACCACTTTGGGATGACGATTCAGCAAGTGAGGACAGACCTAACGGTTCTGTTTGGTTCAAGACAACTAGTGCAAACTCAGGTGCGAACTTGGTTGCTAAACTTTACAGCTCATCCGCTGGCAGTTTCTCAACAGTTTCAAGTCCACTATATGCAACTCACCACTCAGCGATCTACAACCTAGATCCTGCCAACGGTGGAACAGGTTTGAGTGTTGGTGACTTGTACGCACAGTACAACATCACAGAGGAATCGATCACGGCAGGTGATTCAACAGACACAACTCCAAACTTGGGTAACTTCCAGTTCTTCAGATACGAGGGCGGCGTTACTAAGATCACAAGTCTTGAAACTTCTCCAACTTTCACAAGCACAGAGACTTTCACGATCAAGGAATCAAGGAAGAACCAAGAGGGTTTAAGTTCAGAAATCACAGTCACATTGGGCGGCACGGACGCAGATGCATTCGTGGCGGCGGTCAATGCAAAAGTGAATGCAAGTGCTTCGGCTACATCAACAACTGAATTGATCAACATCAGGGCATCTAAATTGTCAACTGGTGCTATCGTGTTGGAACACGTGTTAGGCGGTGAATTCAGGATGTTTGACGGTGAGAACGGCACTCCATTAGCAGATGCTGGTTTCAGCCAAGCAACTGCACACGAGTATGGAACATACACGGCGAACAGCACAACATTGGTCGACAACTTGTATGACATTCCAACAGGAGACACAATTGACTCCTCTGCAAACACAGGTATCGTGGCAAGTAACTGGAAGAGATTGAGTTACACTGCATCTACAAGTGCGCCTACAAATGAACCAGCGGACGGTACATTATGGTATGACACTTCTATAGACGAAGCGGACATCATGATCCACAATGGCACAACATTTGTTGGTTATCAAAACTATGATAGTTCATACGCAGATACAGATCCAAATGGTCCACAGTTCAGTGCAACTGCACCAACTAAACAATCAGATGGTACAGCACTTGTGAACAACGACTTATGGATTGACACGAGTGATCTTGAGAATTATCCAAAACTTTACAAATACAACACATCGGCGACGTTGAGTTCAACAAACACGGCGAACCAAGTAGCAGTTACTACATCTGGTGCGGCATGGGAACTAGTTGACAAAACAGACCAAACAACAGAAAATGGTATTGTTTTCGCAGACGCAAGATGGCACGCAACGGCAGACAAGGCAGACAGCCTAGACACCGAAGGTGCAGGAACGCCAAGTTCTATCAAAGACTTGTTGAGCGACAACTTCTTAGACCCTGACGCTCCGGATCCAGCAAACTATCCAAATGGTATATTGTTATGGAACACGAGAAGATCAGGCTACAACGTTAAAGAATACAAAAACAGTTACGTGACTACTACGAAATATCCAGGAAGCCTATCAGCAGGATTGGGTAACATCAGACAGAGCAATGAATCTGTGTCTACTTACTACCCAGACAGATGGGTCACTAAATCTAGCAACAACGCAGACGGCTCTGGATCTTTTGGTAGAAAAGCACAGAGAAAAGTAATTGTTGAGCAAATCAAATCTGAGATTGACACCAACCAGGCGATAAGAGAAGACCAAAGAGGTTACAATGTTATCGCTACACCTGGTTACCCAGAAGCGATTGCAAACATGATCAATCTAAACACAGACAGAAACAACACAGCGTTTGTAGTAGGTGACACACCTTTAAGACTAGAAGGAACATCTACTTCAATACAGAACTGGGCGAACAACACTGCCGGTGCACTTGACAACGGTGAGGATGGTTTAACGAGCTCTAGTGATTACTTGGGTGTGTTTTATCCGTCTGGTTTGACCACAGACAACGCAGGTAAATCAATTGTTGTTCCACCATCACACATGATGTTGAGAACACTGGCAAACAACGACAACATCGCTTTCCCATGGTTCGCACCATCAGGAACAAGAAGAGGTGTCGTTGACAATGCTACATCAGTTGGTTACATCAATGCAAGTTCTGGAGAGTTTGAAACTATATCTGTTACGGAGTCAGTGAGAGATTCAATGCACGAGGTCAAAGTGAACCCAATCACTTTCTTCTCAGGTGCAGGTATCGTGAACTTTGGTAACTTGACAAAAACGACGGCACCATCGGCACTTGACAGGATCAATGTTTCGAGACTAGCAGTGTATCTAAGATCACAATTAGATGCAATCGCTAAACCGTTCATCTTTGAACCAAACGATGAACTAACAAGAAACGAAATCAAACAAGCAGTTGAGTCATTCTTGTTAGAACTTGTTGGTCAGAGAGCATTGTTTGACTTCCTAGTAGTGTGTGATGACACAAACAACACGCCTACAAGGATCGACAGGAACGAACTGTATGTGGACATCGCGATCGAACCAGTGAAATCGGTCGAGTTCATTTACATACCGTTGAGAATCAAAAACACAGGAGAGATTGCAAAGTTAGGGAACTAATTTTGAATAAATAGGAGAAACAGATGGCAATATCAACTTTATCAAAATTCACAGTACCTTTATCAAACGATCAGAGTTCAGCATCACAAGGTTTATTGATGCCAAAACTACAATATCGTTTTAGAGCGATCCTGGAGAATTTTGGAGTATCAACACCAAGATCAGAACTTACAAAACAAGTTATTGATATAACAAGACCACAATTATCTTTTGATACAGTAACACTAGATGTGTATAACTCAAAAGTATACGTTGCAGGTAAACACACTTGGGAAGCAATCACAATCACATTGAGAGATGACGTTAACAACTCTGTGACCAAACTGGTTGGTGAACAGATCCAGAAACAGTTCGACTTCTTCGAACAAGCAAGTGCGGCATCAGGTATCGACTACAAATTCACTGGTAGAATTGAAATGCTTGATGGTGGTAACGGAGCGAGTGCACCAAATGTTTTAGAGACATTTGAATTGTACGGTGCATACGTTGAGAACGTGAACTACAACTCGTTGGCATACGCAACTTCAGATCCAGCGACAATCACCATGCAGATCAGATACGACAACGCGATCCAGACCCCACAAGGAACCGGAATCGGAACGGCCGTTGCGAGAACTATCGGTACTCTGAGTACTGGTGGCGGACAGTAAGAATCAAACAAGCAATTATAAACATCAAAAGCGCCTTTATATGGCGCTTTTTTTGTGACTATAAATAACACTATGCCAAAGATCAATAACTTCTTAAAAGGTTTCCAGGACGGATTACCTGGTATGAAAGACTACCAACACGCATCAAGGTTGTATTTAGACGACAACTACAAACTGATGCCAAAGCAGAAGTTCCTGTTCTATGTGCGTTTTGATACGGACGAGTCACTTTTTGTAAACGGGTTCAACTCCAACGAAAGATATCAATTAGGATACCTTGTCAAATCATGCGACCTCCCCAAGTACAACATGAGCTATGAGGAGAAGACACAGTACAACAAGAAGATGTACGCGGCGACACGGATAGCCTACGAACCTGTAAACATAACTTTTCACGACGACCATGCTGACACAGTGAACGCATTCTGGAAGAAATACTATGAATACAACATAGCAGATTCTATCAGCATGAACAACGAGACCACTATATCAAACACCAAAGACGATTATTATCTTTTTGGTGAAGATGCAAGACGCACAACTAAATTTGGAATGGATACACCCAGACAGAGAAGAAAGCCTTACTTAAGAAGAATAGATATTTTTGTACTACACAAGCAAAGATTCACATCCATGTCTCTGATAAATCCTGTGATTGGTTCTTTTTCACATGACAATCTAGACCAGGCAGATGGCGCTGGTATACTGAATAACACAATGCAAATACTATACGAGACTGTGGTATACGGAGCCGGTATTATAAACAGGAATGACGTGCCCGGATTTGCCACCATCAACTATGATAAATCACCTAGTCCGCTTTCAGTTCTCGGAGGGGGAACAAACAGCATCTTCGGTCCAGGTGGTGTGGTAGATGGCATTGGATCTGTGATCAGAAATGTCAACGAAGGTAACATCCTTGGTGCGATATTGACTGCTTCCAACACATACAACAATGCAAAAAAAATAAAGAAAAAAGATGTAAAGGAAGAACTGAAAGGTATAGCCAAAGACGGTGTGCTTGAAGTAGGCAAGCAGGCGGGCACAGTAACAAATCCTGTTGCACAGTTCTCAGTTGGAGCGGCCGCATTGATCGGTGCAGGGGCGATCGCTTCTGCAAGAGGCACGGCTGACAATCAAAACCAAACAAACACAACTATAGTGACAAATCAAACTATAGACACATCAATATACCTCGGTCCTGCCGAAGCATACAATCTAGTAAACAACGATACAAATGTAAAAGACGAAATCGCGGCCAGCATTTATTTCAAAGACATTGGTTCTCGTAAAGGACTCACACCAGCGGAATCCAATATAGAGTTTGAAGCATCATCTAGCACTACAAAGACAGTTTACAAAAACAAGGCGATAACAGATGTAAGGAAACTAGTCACCGAAGGATACATAAAAATTCAGAGATCAACACAGGATGTTGAAATAGCAATAGAGAAGGCATCATTATAATGGCAGAGTTCTACACAAATTTACCACCAAAGGAACAAGATAATTTACAAGAAACTATAGAAAAACTCACGACAACTAATTACGAGACAGGATATAATTTCAACGTTGGCGAGTACGACAGCACGGTTGCTTTTTTCGTCAAAAGGAATTTTTCACGTAGTGCCGCTGAATCCACCGCATATGCGATACTTTCTCAGGCAAAGATAGATAACATCAAGCCACAACAAATTTTAGATCAACTCACAACTGCATCAGACATTCTATTATCTGAACTGATGACAATAATTTTAAACGCCAACAGGTACAAGTCAAGTAGGTTAGGTGTTAGGAAAACACTGACGACCAAAGAGACGGTATCTAGAAACATAATATCGTAATGTTACCGAGATTTGCTAGGGGTAAGTTCTCTCCCAAGAATCAAGAGAAATACGTGGGCACAAAGACTCCAACCTACAGATCAAGTTGGGAACACGCATTCATGAGATTGTGTGATGAGCATCCTAACGTGTACCAATGGGCCAGTGAGTCAATAAAGATCCCTTACAGACATCCTTTCACTGGCAAATATACAGTGTACGTGCCAGACTTCTTCATAGTTTACCAAGACAAGGAAGGGCGTAAACACGCTGAGATGGTCGAGGTTAAACCCATGAGTCAGACCACCATGGAATCCGCTGGTAAGAGTCAAGCAAAGAAAAAGCAAGTCGTGATAAACATGGCCAAATGGGAAGCCGCAAATGCCTATGCCAAACAAAGTAAAATACGTTTCAGGGTAGTATCAGAAGAACAGTTGTTCCACAACGGTAAACGTAAGTAAATAAAGATATGACAAAGAAACTTGAAGACATATTAAATTTACCAAATGTCAAAGAAGCATTCAAAGAAGTAGACAAAAAGGAAAAGGACAGGAAAGTCAAAGAAGTTAATGGCAATCCGTCTACCAAGAACTTGGATCCACAGACACAGAAAAACTTGCAAAAAAGTTATGCGGAATTTGACAAGGTAGCGGCCGCACTGCCACAAGTCAAAGGATTGGGCGAACTGTCAGATCTAGAATTAGACAAGTTGGCAGTGGAAGCAGAAGAGAGTTACAAGAATCTCATGGATTTAGGCATGAACGTTGACAGTAGGTATTCAGGACGTATATTTGAAGTTGCAGGCAATTTCCTAAGAAACGCCATAGACGCTAAAAGCGGCAAAATTGACAAGAAACTGAAAATGATAGAATTGCAACTCAAAAAGCAGAAGTTAGATCAGGGCAATAAAGACGGTACTCCGATAGAAGAAAGCGACGGATATGTGATATCTGATCGTAACGAATTAATGAAGAAACTGCTTAAAAAAGACTAAATATTGCATATGAGCACGTTTAAAGACTACCTAACAGAATCAACAAAGTCATATGACTATAAAATAAAGATCGCAGGGGCAAAGAAAGATATTGATATAAATGCTTTGGAAACAGCACTGCAAAAATTTGATCTTGCCAGCATGTCAGCAGGTAAGACAACACCTATCATGACGCTACCACTTGATTTTCCTGCCTTAAGCAACGAGCAAGTGACGATCTTTGACGTGACAACGAATTATCCAGAATCACCTAGAGTGATGCATGAATACCTTTCAGACTTACTAAGGATTCCAGCGACACACATCGTTGTCAGGAAACCAGGCGAGCCTACTGAGGAATATCAGAACGACA